CCTGTTCATCATGGGCTCCCGCTCGGAGCAGTACGTCGACGACACCGAAGAGCCCAAGAGCCTGTTCTGGAAAGTCGACTTCATCCTGAAACATCTGCCCTCATGGATGGTGCCTGACTACAAGCGCACCCACATGAAGCTCAAGAACAACGACAACGACTCGGTCATCGCCGGCGAATCCACGAACCGCAACTTCGCCCGTGGCGGCCGTGCCACCGCCATCCTCCTCGACGAGTTCGCCGCCGTCGAAGTCGACGCCGACGCCGTCCTCGCCTCCTCGGCCGACGCGACCAAGTGCCGAATCTTCAACTCGACCCACTTGGGGACCGGGACCGCGTTCTACCGCACAATCTCGCACCTGAAGACCCACAGCCCCGACGACGTCCTCGTCCTGCATTGGAAGGAACATCCCGAGAAACGCAAGGGTCTCTACCAGGCCGATGAGAACGGGAAGATCAATTTCCTCGATCCCGGCTACGTCTACCCCGAGGGGTACATCTTCAACCCGGACGGCAGACTGCGGTCGGTCGCCTACGACGAAGAAAACAAGACCCGCGACGACCGGGAAATGGCTCAGGAGTGGGACATCAACCCCGAGGGGTCGGACTGGCAGTACTTCGAGTTCACCCTGATCGACCGGCTCATCAAGTCCACAGCCAAGAAACCGCTCTGGAACGCCGACGTCGACTACCTGCTCGACCCCATCCGGTTCGTCTCCCTGATCCCCCGCCCCAAGGGGCCTCTGAGCCTCTGGACCGACTTCGTCCCGCAGATCGGCCCGCCCCAGGATCGTGAGTACGGGATGGGGGTGGACATCTCCAACGGCCAGGGGTCCTCGAACTCGGCCATCACGATCTGCGATGCCAAGACGGGCGAGATGGTCGCGCAGTACGCAGACCCGAATATCAAGCCGCACAAGCTGGCGGAAGTCGCCGTGGCGTTGGCTATGTGCTTTCAGGGGAGCCGGGGCGGGGCGTTCATGGTCTGGGAAGGGAACGGGCCCGGCCAGATGTTCGGCGACGAGATCGTCAAACTGGGGTACCGCAATTTCTACTTCAGAACGAATGAAAAGGTCATCACGAAAAAGCAGACTGACACCCCCGGATGGTGGTCAACAGTCGAGAACAAGAGGGTCGCCTTCTTCGAGTTCAAGAGAGCCCTCAGCGAAGGGCGGTTCCTCTGCCGATCCGAAGAAACGCTGAAGGAGTGCCTCCAGTACGTCTGCCTGACCAACGGCTCCATCGTCCACACGATCGCCGCCAACTCCGTCGACCCCTCGGGCGCCGGTGCAAACCACGGCGACCGCGTCGTCTCGGCCGTGCTGGCGAGCAAGGCCATCGGCCTCATCCACGACTATCGCCCGGACGGCGCCCCCGAAGTCGCTCAGGAGGGTTCCCTGCTCTGGCGACGCGAGCAGCACGCCCGTTCACTTGCCGCGGCTTCGGCGTGGTAGTTGACAGATGCGAACTTTCACTCTAAAGTGAAACCAACTTGGGGGACCGCGTCCAACGCGATCCTCCCGCTGGGTCTGTAGCCGGTTTGATCCCCGGCAAGAGACCCTCAACTCTCGTTGACCCGGAGGGGGGTCGCGCTAGGCGCGGTCCCCCTTCTTTTTTTGGGTCATAGGTGCCCTACGACCGCGAATCGCTGGACCGGCTTTACGGTGCGCTCTCTTGGAGCCGCGACCGTCTGGAGCCATTTCGTCGCACCCGGGCGGCGGTTCTCAAGCAGTTCGTCGGCCGGCACTACAGCGACAACGGGGCCGAAGACCGCGTCCCGTTCAACCTCCTGAAGCTCTACACGAACATCTACCTCAGGATGCTCGTCGCCCGCAACCCCAAGGCCCTCGTCACCACCCACGTCCAGCAACTCAAGCCGCTCGCCGCGGACTTGGAAACGTGGATGAACTGGCGGATCAGCACCCTCGACCTGGATCGCACCCTGCGGTCGGTCGTGCAGGACGCGCTGTTCTGCATGGGCATCGTGAAGATCGGGATCACGGCCGGCAGCGAGTTCCAGTACGAGGGCTTCACGCATTACATGGCTGAGCCGTTCGTCGACCCCATCGACCTCGATGACTGGGTCCACGACATGTCGGCCAAGCGGTGGGGCGAGTGCGCCTTCATGGGGCACCGCTACCGGATGCCGCTGGCGGCCGTCCGCAACAACGCGATGTTCGATGGGGTGTCGTCCTCGGGGCAACTCCGACGCCTCGAAGTGCAGACGGACACGCAGCGGCAGTTCAACGAGAAGGGCGACGAGCGCGTCACCACCCTCCAGCAGGACATGGGGGCGATGCCCGGTCAGGAGTACACGGACTACGTCGAACTCTGGGACCTGTGGCTCCAGCACGAGAACGTGATCGTGACTGTCGAGTACAGCCCGGCGAGCGGGTTCAACGCCGAGCCCCTGCGGGTTGTGGAGTGGCGTGGACCTAAATCCGGCCCCTTTTTGATACTTACTTACGTCGACGTTCCCTCGAACACGATGCCCTCGGGGCCAGTCACCGATCAGTACGACCTGCACCTGCTCTACAACGAGACGCTCCGCAAGCTCGGCCGGCAGTCGAACCGCGAGAAGACGGTCCTCGTCGTGGCCGGCGGTGCGACCTCAGACGCGGACAGGGTCATCAAGGCCAACGACGGCGACGTCATCCGGTCGGACAACCCGCAGAACATGGTCGAGGCCCACTTCGGCGGGATCGACCAGTCGCAGATGGCGTTCCTGATCCAGCTTTACCAGATCTTCAACCGATCGGGCGGCAACCTCGAAACCATCGGCGGTCTGTCGTCTCAGGCCGGGACTCTCGGGCAGGAAGAACTGCTCGCCTCGCAGTCCAGCAACCAGTTGAAGGACATGCAAGACCGCACGGTGATCTTCGCCCGTGAGGTCTTCCGGCAACTCGCCTGGTACTGGATGAACGACCCGATCCAGACCTACGAGGCCGAGCGGTCGATCCCCGGCGTGGAGTTCACGGCGACGGCCCGCATTGCACCGCAGGACCGCGACGGCAACTTCGAGCGGTTGAACTTCGACATTCACCCGTACTCGATGCAGGGCCAGACGCCGGGCCAGATGGCCCAGAAGCTCAACGCCCTGATGACGCAGATCATCATGCCCGCGATGCCCCTCCTCCAGCAGCAGGGGATCGGGCCGGACATTCAGGCGTTCCTGCGGCTCATCGCCAAGTACGAGGACATCCCGGACCTCGACACGATCCTGCGGTTCGAGATGCCGATGGGGCAGGACGAAGTCAAGACAGAGCCTCCCCGCAAGCCTTCCACGAGCAACCGCACTTACACGCGCCGGAACGTCTCCCAAGGCGGCCCGGGGCGGGACGACGCGATGATGGCCACGCTCATGGGCTCGGGGAACGATTCAGACGCGGCAAACGCGATGGGGGTCGGATGATCTGCAAGGACTGCGGTGGGAACCGCACCCCGGAACAGTGCAAGCTCTGCGAGTTGTTCGCAGCCGGGACGACGCCGATCGCTCAGTCATCGGCCGGCTGGCCCAAGACTTCGGAGTCGCTGGCCGTCCACCCGAAGCAGGCGAAGGAAGCCTACGAGCAGTCGGTGAAGCTCGGCGTGCCCACTGAATTCCGCCCGGACGGACGCCCGGTGATTACCGACCCCGGGCATCAGCGGCGGTACTCCAGAGCCCTCGGATTCACCGATTACAACGAGTCGCTCGGGACTCGGGGAGGGATGTAACATCGCAAACGAAATAACCATCTCCGGGTCCATCACGTTCAACGAGACGGACGAAACGGCGGCTGTCACGGCTCTCAACGCGAGCATGACGGGCACGCGGTTCACGCACAACCGTCAGTCGATCGGCACGACGGAAGAAGCCCTCGCCCTCGGCGAACTGTCGGGGGCGTCCTTCGGCTGGTTCTGGGCGAAGAACCTCGACTCGACCAACTACCTCGAAATCCGCTCGGGCACGGGCGCGAGCAACGACATCATCAAACTCAAGGCCGGCGAGTTCTGCCTGTTCCGCTTCGGATCAGACGTGACCGCCCCTTACGCCATCGCCAACACGGCAGCGTGCCTGTTGGAATTTCGACTGTATGAGGCATAGCGAATG